ATGAACCACATACAGTTCCAAAAATTATTAAAAATGTGTATGTTGGTTCCATTTATATAGTACACGCGTAATTCTTTTATCTTCCAGTTTCAGTATCATCGCAACACGATTTTGGACAGAAAAGTGATAAGATTATAACACCAAGTACTGTAAAGGTTACTGATATTCCAACTATAAAATTCATTGTATTTATATTACTACTTAAAATTTTAAGTCTCTTTGAAACAAAATGAATAATTATCAGGATTGGGATCCAGTTGTTATCCGTGGTAAAATTGATAAAACGCGTGAAAAAGAAAAATATGTCAAGTTCATGGGACAAGAAATTAGGTTACCGAAACGAGGTCAGTATTCGGGAAAATCACCGGAACAGAAACTGGATGAAGCTGAATTAGCCGGTACACATAAGAAAGTAAGTAAAGAAACAGGATTAACGATCCAACGAGCACGTGTTGCAAAACAATATACACAAAAAGATCTTGCAGGTCTTATACACGTATCAACAGATATTATCTCTTCGTACGAATTAGGTAAATCAATTCCGGATCCTAACGTTATGCAAAAATTGCGTCGAGTTCTGGGTGTTAAACTCTAATCACTATCAATATGGGCGATACAATAGGTAAAAAAATTCAACGTATACGTATAGAAAGAAGTCACACACAAGTTGAACTTGCACATAGAATTCGTGAAACTTTAGATACTATAAACAAAATTGAAACTGGTAAAATGGAAGTAAACTGGTACATACTTGAAAAAATACAAAACTATTTTAAGGTTAAACTTTAAAATTTGGTCTAAATTTTAATTTTTAAATTGTAAATTTTATTTATTTTTTAAATTTTTAAACGCTTAATAGACGCTTAGTTGGAGAACGCGAGGCCACCCATACCCGATTGGATTCTGAGGACGTTGTAGTTCGTCGCGAACATGTTAAGAGTGGTCTTGTTGGAACCAGACTTGGTCGCAATGGAGACTTGCGCGTTGTCGATTCTGGAGAAGTTGCATGTGCCCGTTGGTTGATGCTCTTCTGGCTTGAGCGCAAAAGAGTACGAGTATACACCCGCCATTGGGGAGGCGGAGTGGTGGACGAATGGTTGAACAGTGTTAAAGTACTTACCACCTTGTTCCTTGAATCTGTCTTGACCGTTGAGAACCAACTTGAAGCTGTCGAGTGGACCCGAAGTTTGTTCATCGAATTGCACATCGCCGATCAAAACTGGCGCACCAGCGGCACCTGGGGCAATGGAGACGTTAGAGTCAACATCCGCCGACATCAAGGAAGACACGGTAATTGGGGTGTCAGTAAAGTTCCACAATTGGTTAGCGTCACCGGTAACACCGGAGGCTTGAGTGGCACACCAGACCAATTCCTTGACTGGGTGGTTGTACGACAATCTGATTTGCTTGGTGGAACCGGCGGCGGCCAAAGAGTCCGCGCCAGTGTGTTGGACTTGTTCAATCAAGTATTCGTGACCCTTTTGCGCAAATCGTCTGCGTTCTTCAGTGTCAAGGTAGATGTAGTTACCCCACACCTTGAACGAGTCAAAGTTGGTGCCGTACACACTGGACAAGTCAAAGTCAATTCTGACTTCGTGGTATTGCAAAGCAATCAATGGCAAGGCCAATCCTGGGTTTCTGTTAAAGAAGAAGATCAATGGCAAGTAAACCTTTTCGTTGTTAACAGTCGCCGAAGTCATCTTACCGTAGTTCAACTTCTTGGCTTCGTCCATGTACAATTCCGCGTACAATCTCCACCACTTTTGGTAGTGCTTGTCGATTCTTTGACCACCGATGGACAATTCGACAGTGGAGATCGCGGATTCCGCGACCCACGCATCTTCAGTCTTGTCGAAGGCTTGCTTCGCAGTCAATTCAACGTACATGTCCGCGATCAAATCACCATTTCTGGCGACCGTGACGGAAACGCGACCGGAGTCCGCGGCGGTACCGTTGACAGTTTGTTCGATGTTTTCCATCGCAAAGTTAGTGTGGCGTTTGTAGACAGCCTGGAAAAAAGTGACTTTTGGGTTACCAGTCAAGTAGACATCTTGGGCGCCGTAGGCGACGAGTTGCATGAGACCACCGGCCATATTGTTTGTTTTTGTACTATAGGCTGAGATTTTTTTTTCGGGTGAAACCTGCGAAAAAACTCAATCCTATTTTTCCTGGTACATATAAATGTCTGACCAAGAAGAAACACTTCTTGAACCAATCGAAGAAATTCAGGAAAATAACGAAATTGAAGAATATGGATCCGAATCCGAAACTGGATCGAATATTGAAGAAGATGAATTAACTACAGTCGGGGGTGAACTCCCAGATATCGATGATTTTGATGAGTATATGGAAGATGAACCATATATGATGGATATGGGTGGACTCTTAAGTTCGGTCCTCGCCACCGAAGAAGGGGATACCGTATGCTCTGCACTGGTAAATATTTCCAGACAGATGGAAGTTCAAAACAAAATTCTTATAAAAATGTTATCTCAGATGCAAAAAAATTAACTTAGAAAAATAACCCATATGTAATAAAAGAAAATGGAAGAAACACATTTTATCAGTTCGGAATCAAATCAACGTGAATCCAATGCTATTATGTGGTCTAACCAGATTCAATCACTCAATCCTGAAGAGTTTATGCACCTTCTATCAGAATTGGAAGATATGTGGGACATCAATGCTACAGATAATAGCATGGTATCGTTTCAACTTGGATATAAAAACTTTATAAATCCTCAGGACCTGGACCCTGAAACGGGATTACCCGTTCGGTTTGACGTTGAACTCGTTTCTGGAAATCATAAACGCCTAAAAATGCAATTGGGGCAAATGTATCATCGGGCTGAAGTTTTGAGACTTTTAGATACGGAAGACGATGAAGATATGAAAATATCCATGCGTATAAATCGTCTTATTGATCAAGTTGACGATGCATGGCAAATTATTTTTAGAGCGGCACGTATACATGAACGTATAAATAATCCGACATACGTTCCCATAAACCCAGAATCAGATCCATCTATTTTTAGGTGTTCAACTATGGAAAAGGTAGAGGAATTAGCACCGTATCAACAAGCAATTCTCGCGTGTTTGCAAAACCTGTACGAAACAAATGTTAAAAGATACAAAGGGTACTGTTGTACACAAATCAAGACCGAAGATGGTAAAGATACACGTGCGTGGAAACAGGTTGAAACAATACAAGAATACGTTTATGGGGTTGCACAAAAAGAAACACGGTACGAACTTTGGAAAAATTTATCGAGTCGTGGGTCAGCGTATAACGACGTTATTCGACACTTAACACACTGTAAAGATATGCAGTTTCCAGAGATTATTAAAAATAGACATGTTTGGTCGTTTAAAAATGGAATTTTTATAGGTAAGGAGTGGTCGGCACAAACAGGACTTTATGAATCGAACTTTTATACGTACGAGTCGCGTGAATTTAAAAATCTTGATCAAACCATCGTAAGTTGTAAATATTTCGATAAGGAATTTACGAATTACGAACACCTCGAGAACTGGTATGATATTCCAACACCATTTTTTCAGTCGATTCTCGAATACCAGAAATTTGATTCAGATGTATCCAAATGGATGTATGTTATGGGTGGTCGTTTATGTTTTAGTGTAAATGATATAGATACATGGCAGGTTATACCTTTCTTAAAAGGTATTGCGCGTTCCGGTAAATCGACGCTTATCACAAAAGTGTTTCGTAAATTCTATAACGCAGATGATGTACGTACACTTTCAAATAATGTTGAAAAGAAGTTTGGTTTATCGTCCATTTATGATGCATTTATGTTCATAGCACCCGAAGTAAAAGGTGATTTACAACTCGAACAAGCTGAATTTCAATCTATTGTATCTGGTGAAGATGTATCTATTGCAGTAAAACACGAAAAAGCTAAATCGTTTGAATGGACAACACCTGGTGTACTAGGTGGTAACGAAGTTCCAAACTGGAAAGATAATTCAGGGAGTGTTTTGCGTCGTATTCTTACGTGGAACTTTGGTAAACAAGTCAAGGATGCTGATCCAACACTCGAATATAAACTTGATGCCGAATTACCCGTCATACTTCAAAAGTGTATTCGTGCATATCTTGAATATGCGCAAAAGTATGCAGATAAGGATATTTGGAACGTCGTTCCAGAATATTTCAAGACAGTTCAGAAACAAGTTGCGACGGTTGCAAGTACACTCGAAAACTTCATGCAATCCACGGGTGTAAAATACGGAAAAGACTTATTTTGTCCACAAAAAGAATTTGTTGCGTTATTCAATTCGCATTGTCAAGCAAATAATCTTGGAAAACCTCGTTTTACACAGGATTTTTACGTTGGTCCATTCAGTCAGCGTGAAATAGAAGTTCGTGAAGTAACACTTACATACAAAGGTCGTAATTACCCCAGACAGGCGTTCATATTTGGTGTAGATATAGTAAATGAGGATATGACATTTGGTAACGAATATTAATTAAAATATTACGTTAGATTAAGATATGGATCCCAGGCAATTCGTAAAAAATTCGAATGTATCTATTCAAACCGAACCCAAGGTAGCACCAACTAAAAAGGGTGGTCTCAAAATTGGGAAATTTCACCCAGGTATGTACAACGTTCTTGTAAACAAAAAGTTTTCAAAAGATGAAAAGCGTGTCGATTTACAATACATTTTAAAACAAAAACCAAAGGGACATGCTCAAATAGCACCCGGTTTAACATTAGATCTTAACGAGATTAAAGGATATTACGGGAGGTTTCAGACAGGTGCCATACACACATCTAATTTTGGTTTAAAGGGTGATTTAAAAAAGGACTTCTTTTCGGTACAGTTAAGTGGATACACGATGGATGGAACCGAACAAAAAAAATTCACATTTGTTATTTACAGTAATGGTAAAATACGATTTTCCGGTGGATTTTTAGGGTCCAGTAATCTTAAAAAACAACCCGAATCATTGCGTAAATATTTAATTGATACGTATACACAAAAACAAGGTTTTTTATATAACGAAATTGAATATAACAATATTGCTGGTTTCTTTAATACAAACGTAAACTTTGATTTAACAAGAATTTCTCAACAAAATCCGGTAAAAGCACAAAGTGTTAGTTACGAATCTGAATTGACACCTTTTTTATACATAACGTATAAAGATCATAATTTTGTTTTATCGACTAAATCGGGAAAACTTGGTTCGGGTGTCGTTCAAGTTCAGGGTGAAAGTGACCCGGATGATCTTGAAAATGCATATAAAGTAGGTGTTGATATGGTAAAACTACTCCATGTTCTAGGGTACACATTGGGTTTGGTAAACCGTAATGTAAATGCCCCAAAACTTCCTATGATGAAAACTGTAAAAGCATCTACGTGCCCTAAACCACGTCGCCCACCATGTAAAAATGGTTTTGAAGTTCGTAAAAATCCACAGGGATCAGACTGTTGTTTTAAAATACCAAAGAAACGGGGTACCTCTAAGAAAAAAAGTACACCTAAAAACGTTTCTATTTCTTATGATAAAGATGGTACAATGAAAATAGGTGGACGTAAATGTGATAGACTTACAAAACCTGTTTTACTCGACGTTGCTAAAAAGTTGGGTGTTGTTGGTATACGTGAAAAGAATACTAAAAATGTTATATGTTCAGCACTCGATGCAATTGAGAAAGGAACGTCGAACGTAAAGGTAAATGGAAAATTGTGTCGAACAATGAAAAAAGACCAACTCGTTGCGATGGCATTATCTAAGGGTATCACGATTGACGATAGGGATACTGTAAAAACACTTTGTCAAAAACTTCAGAATAAACCAAAAACAGCAAATTCTCCAAATTCACTTGCAAATGAAATGGAATACGCACTTAAAATGAAAAGAAGTCGAAACGTGACCAATCAGAAAAGAAAACTCAATGATACGGGTATAAGAAACGATCTCGTTAGAATGTACGGTAAGAAATGGATGACAAAGTATGGTAAAGTTATGGATTTGAATAAAGATATACGTGATGTAAAGAGAGAATTAAATAAGGCTGAAAAGAATAATTCTCTTAACGTCACGTCACGTAACGGTGTTATAAGAAAGATGGTCGCAAACGACATCAAAAAAGCTATGGTCAAAAACATGAAACTTAACCAAGAAAATGCACTTAAGAAAAAACTTCTCAGAAATGAAGCACAAAAGTTGTATGGTAAGTTTGGTAAAAACATGGTAAATAACGTTATAAAATATGCGACGAATTTACCAAAAACATACGCTCTTAATAGTAGTAAAATAAAGAATTACGTTACAATAAAACGTCAACTTCAACAAAATACACCGTCAGCGTTAAAGAATAACCGCAAAAATAAATAAAAAGATGGACGATCCGAGAGAACTATTATTAAACCGTGTCCGACAAAATACAAATGACTTTATTATAGATTATAAAGATCGTTGGGATAAATATATTTTGTCGAGCATTATAGATAGTATATTTTATACTTTAGCAGATTATATTAGCATTGAAAGAAAAGGTGGGACTACTATGGGTAAATTAGAAATTGAATACCATTGTACAGATGATTTTATAAACAGTGATAATGCAGAGGAATATCTAGAAAAATATCGTGACCCCGATGACCAAAATCTTATGATATTCATATTCGATAATATACATAAGATGGAACCTGGAACACATCGACGTACACTTTTATACCTTACGAACATACTATACTTCGATTTATAAGTTTATGTGGTTCGGAAATTTGTTTAAGGTGTTTCGCGTGATATGAAAAATCGTATCCGAGGAAATTATCTTTTATTTCTTTAGAAAGTCCAAATGCTTCAATTATTCTCGAGGTTTGTGTACACACCGATAAACTTTCGAGTTTAAGGAAACGATCTTCCATCATGATAAATTCTTTAAGTGATTCGTCGGGTATACCATCTTTACGCATTTGTTCATACATATTTTTTGATTCACCGTTTGACATATAAAAGTATTTTGTAGAAAATCCAAGAACAGACACGCGTTCACCTGTAATATCAATATCACGTAATATAAATATTACAATTATAAGTATAAGTATCCAAGCTATGATCATACTATATAGTATTATGATAAAATAAATTATACAAATTGTCCAAAAAAAAGTGATTGTCCAAAAAAACTTTTTTTTATTTTATACAAAGTATCTTCTTGAGAATGATGATCGATTTGAAAAATAATTTTTTTTCTTACTCATCACTTTTTTGTTGGATAATTTAACATATTGAATAAATCTTTTATTTTATGAATAATATTAAATAATGTATCTTTATCTTCAACATTTTGAGGTTTTATAATTTCAAATTCAATTTGATATGTAAATGGATCTTCTGAATCCATATCTTGAGTGTTACCAGAAATAGATGTCATGTCAATAGATACATTCTTACGAATATATGATGTACGTGTTTTCGTTTTTTTACCATCCATTTCACTTTCATAATCGTGTTCCATAGGAATTTCTTTACATATGGCAAACCGTATATCAAAAGGTGTGTCTTTGATTTGTTTAAAATCTTCGACATGAACTCTCTCTTTTTTTATAATAGTTTCTTCATTTGTAGATTCGTCTATTGTTATACGAAGATTATCCTTTTCACGGAAAAAGACGTCAGTTTGTGACGTTTCAATGCGATCCCACCCGGTATATTTAGTAAGACCTTTCATTAGATTGATATACATCTTTTCACCTATATTTGTATCAAAGAATGTACCATTATATTTACCGAGGCGGAATTCCATTTCGACGTGTTCTTCATTCTTATGTTTGTCAAGGATAGGTTGCACGGTATCACAAATTTTATGAACGTTCATATTTTATTACATTTATATATCGCGTCTTCTTCTTAAGCCTTTTTTATACACCTTTTTTAGATGCACGGTTTCACAAACATTGGAAACACGTGTTATTTTAATTCGGCTATACAGTGTTTTCTACATATACACGATATATCATCTCATATAGTACGAAATAAATACAATGGTGATTGTTTATTTACAAAAATATACGAACACGTTGTACATAATTATTTTTCAACGCATGAAGTTAAGGTTTTTACACTCGAACCACTTTTACACGAATTTGTTAAAATATTTCCGAGATTTAAAATTGGAGAACCTCATGATGCTCAGGACGCTTTACTGTGTATTATAGACATACTCGAAAAAGAGTACCCTATAATTAAAGATCTCCTTTACGGTGAAACAACGCAAGTAACAATATCACCCGTAAGTAAAAATATTATAAAAACACCTTTTTGTATCCATATTTTAAATATGAAAAACGAAACGAAAAATATAGATGAAATGATAGAGGAAGGATATAATTGGAATATAATTGAAGGATATGTCGACAATGATAATGTGAAACACCACGTCGCAACAACACGTTGTTTTATATCTAAAAAACCAAAAATTCTACTTGTATCATTCGATAAAAAAAGTAATGTAAAAGTTGATACATCTTTAAAAATGGGGTACGATTTACGTGGTTCTATAATTCATAAAGGTATTCAATGGGGTGGTCATTACATGTCTATGGCTAAATTTGGTGAAGATTGGATCATACAAGATGACGATAGTTTAGGAAAATTAAATGAATTACCTAAAGAAGATAGTCATTACATTTTGGTCTACAGTCTAAAAACTCCTTCATCTGAATGTCCTCCTTAATATTCACGAGTGTTCTATAAAACGTTCGACGACTATTTGGAAATGTTTTATCAGTTCGTTTTTTTAATGGTTTCCACCAAAGAGGACCCTTTTCCCACGTCACGTACATACACTCAACGATATCATTTTCTCTCAACCATCTATATTCTGGCATACGGTCTATTGGTATCTGAGATTCGTGTATAAGTTTACCTTTATCTTGTATATACAAACGCCATACAAGTGGTCCAGGTGCACATCCCGGTGTTTCGACCGTTGGTGCTTTCTTCACTTTGAAATCAATTGTATTTTTGTTTCTTGGTTTCCATTTGAACATAGTTTCGTGTGTACCCGTACGTACAGGTTCGTTTATAGGTGTAAAAACAAGTCCATCCATTTCTTGTTTGACGGTCGGAAGATATACATCCATAAACTTGTTAAACTCTGTATGAAGGTGAAACGTTTTAACCTTTAAAAATATTGGATCCGTTTTTAAAACCATCATCTTTTTAGTTGTTTTCTCACAATGTTCGAGACGTTCTAAAAAATTTTGTTGACCAATAACTTCACCACACGTTAGTAAACAATCGTATATCATGAATACATTATCGTATAATTCACCTTCGAGTATAGTACCTTCGTATATTGGTCTTCTAAAATTGAGTGGACATACAAACATTTCAAGAGCACGATTTAGGAATATACACACTTTCCTATTTTCGTACATAAATGCCAACATCATATATCTCGTACCATCCGTTTTTTCGCATACAACATAATCGTTATTTGAAAGTATACGAAAGTGTTCCCTTTCTATTGAAATTGGTTGACACCCCGGAAATATACCTTTTTTAGTACCCCATTTGGATTCCATAAAGGAGATCGCATATTTGTAAAGTGGATCATCCGACTTTACAGACACACGTGTCATTCTGTTCTATATATTTACTCTATTCTTTAATTTGATTTAACACCTGCAGCGTTTAGGAGATTACTAATACATTCATGACTATATGTCATAGTCAACTTAGATGCTGTATATGCGTGAATTTTGATTCCAGCCTCTTTAAATTTTAAAAACATATTTTTCATTCTCGGGTGTATTTTAAACGCACCGTTTTTCTTATCTTTTAAGTGTTTCGTTACATTTTTATTCATCATAACCCACGACTTTGCGGACGTTTCATTTACGGAATATATATCATCTGAGATTCGGTTTGCGACTACTGTATCGAAGTGTAACCCCATTTGTTCAACCGGTTCTTTAGATTTTGAAACGACTTTTTCTTTGAACATTTTCCAATCTATACCTTCAGTGACACCTGGAAAAACGAGGCACCCAATAGAATCGTTTTTATCAAAAACTTTATCGAGTGAAGCTTCATCAACACTTATACCAAAATCGATAAAGAAAATACGATCGTGACTTTTTAAATATTTATAAATAATTTCAGCCTTTTCAAAAGGCTCATCGTCTACAAAAACAACTTCATTTTCTGTATTACCTCTTTGCATACATTTTAAATTAAAACGAAGAATCGTATGTAATGTTTTTACATGACACGATTTACCGCGTGTTACGAGTATTGTCGCTATTCTCATATTTTATTACATATATACTCTAAGCCTTAAGCCTTTCATTTAAACATCCACTAAAGGGTAAATTTCCGACGTGTCCTAAACATGAGTTACAATCTGCATATATTTTACCACCTATCTGTTGCCATCGTCTACAAAACGCATAGTCTTCGGAAAGATATCGTCTATTATCTGGGTCAATCATACAATCAAATACCGCACAATAATCATCAAAGTCTCGATTTTGATGATCATTTTTACAATCGAGATCTTTGTATTTTTCGTGCATTTTTTCGAACGCTTTTCGAGTAATAACCATAAACCCTGTTGGTCCATCTAATACTTCAACAAACCCATTTACGACTGATCTTTGTGTAGCACCAATGTTTGCGACTAAACTGGATGAAAGCATAGCTAAATCGCGTTCATCTCCAGCTTCTATCGCAGTTTTGGCTTGATCCCACATAACAACCTTTTTAGGGTAGATGGAGACAGAGACTTCGTGACCGGAACGTATAAGACGAACAACCGATGCTGGATCGAAATCAACATCGGCATCTATAAACATAAAATATTCGGCGTCTGTTTTCTGCATAAATCTTCCAACTGCAACGTTACGCGCGCGATGTACGAGACTTTCGTTTTCTGTTGTATCGATTATGAGTTGAATGCCTTCCCGAATGAGAAGAAGTTGAAGTTTTATAATACCTATCATATATTTTTCTAAACAAATACCACCGTAACACGGAGTACTTAAAAACAGTTTCGTCATATTACAATTTTAGTGTTCTATTCCTCTAAGTATTTTTTAATTATAGTTTCTATTTTATTTAGTGTTGGTATAGATATACCACATTTTTCACATATTTCAGTTTTTGTAAAATTATCCTTAAGAACAAAGTAAATGATAGTCGATGCCACACTGTTTGGTGTTTTACTCATAAGTTCTGAACAGTCTTCAAGTTTAGAACACATTTTATTACAATTAAGTCGTTGTTCTCTTGTAACTGTAAAATCGTTAAGCAATCTCTGCATGACATCGAATGGTCGTGTAACATAGTTTTTTTCTGTTTTACCGAGGAGTGTTTCCGTAAACATTTGTGTTGTTCGACTAATATCTTTACTATTTATTCTAAACATATCTGCAATTTCTTTTGTTGTTCTTGGAATTTTCGATAAACGACATGCGTATAAAACGCAGTTACCTTTAATACCTGAACGAACCGCACCTCTCGTCAATTTTTCCAAATTAAATTTTCTATACATCATTTTAGCGTCTTTTAAAACGGATTCAGGTAAGTTTGGACACGCTTCATCTATACTTTTATAGGCGTGAAATAATGCACGATCTTTATGGTTCATCGATTGGTGAAAATTAATCTTAGCCATACGTTTACTTTCATACGTGGATGTGTGTTGCGTTGCGATAATCGTTCCTTTACCCCACGCTTGGGAAAAGAGTTCTGGATTTGCGTTTGGTCCGGTACATCTCGAAGGATCGTTTATTTTACCGTCATCGGATATACCACTTGTCCATTCTGGACTTTCGTCTATGAACATGGAATCAACGAGACCACATTCCGAACACGTTGGCATACCTTCCCTTGAAAACACTTTTGTTCCGTTGCATTCTTTACACGTATAAGTATTGTTTGGCTTTTTTAGTAATGGTTTTTTTAAAAGTTTGTCCACGTGGGACCATATAGTAGTAGTGAGTTCTTCCATTTTTATACTAAATCGGTATATTTATGAAAATGATAAATCGCACTTAGGTTTTAAAAATTCAATTCATCCGCTTGTATTTTTGCTTGTGTTTCTATGTTATTTACCATTTCCTTGAAACGTATAGAACCTGGGCTACGAGGTTCCCATTCGTTCCATTCTTTATCAATAGTAGCATTGTTTGGTGGTGGTATAACCATACCATCAACTTCATCGTCTGGAACAATAAAGTCCTCAAGATCACTCCCTTCGTCATCGGAATCGTCTACTATTTCACTGTCTTCATCTGAATCTATATCATCTATCATTGCATATAAGTTATCTTTAACGTTTGTAAAGTAATTTGGAGACTGATGATGTTCAGATATATTCTCGCTTTGAACAAGTTCATCCCTAGTTTCATCTAATTCATATAAATGTGCACATTTATACGTTAAAGAGGTTTCGGAATAATACGAAACAACGAGGTAGTCTTCATTGTTTTCTTTTACTCTTGCGTACAGTTCATCTTCTATATCATCCTCTATATTCACAAGAACCCGGACTAAATCTCCAGGCTGTATTTCATAAAAATTAATCATATCTAAAGTTTTACGACAAAAATATTTACAAGTATTAGCACAGATGGGAGTTGAAATTTTATCCAAAGATGGATGTACGTATTGCGAACACGCAGTAAACCTTTGTAAGGACTATAACCTCGAATACATAAAAACAATGGTTGATAAAACCGAACTAAAAACTAGATGTGGTACACAAGCTTCTACATACCCACAAATACTGGTAAATGATACCCTGGTGGGAGACTTCTTTGAATTCCAGGAGTACCTGGAAGAGTCGGAACCAATGCTTTTACCGACACTCAGTAGGTTTACTGTATTTCCAATAGAACATGAAAATTTATGGACTTTGTATAAAAAGGCCCAAATGTCAAATTGGACTGCTGAAGAGATCGACTTTTCCAAAGATATGGATGATTGGAATGAATTAAGTGATAATGAAAAACATTTTATAAAATATATTTTAGCCTTTTTTGCTGGTTCTGATGGTATAGTTTTTGAAAATATAAATAACAATTTTGCGGATGAAATCCAACTTACAGAGGCACGATCATTTTACGCCTATCAATCGCATAATGAAATGGTACATGGCGAAACGTATAGTAAACTTATAGACAAATATATAAGAAATTCGAATGAAAAGAAACAGTTATTCGAAGCAATTCAAACAATTCCGTGTATTGAAAGAAAAGCGAAATGGGCTATGAAATGGTTTGATAAGAAAAGACCATTTGCAGAAAGATTATTAGCCTTTGCGTGTGTTGAAGGTATATTCTTTTCGGGTAGTTTTTGTGCCATTTTTTGGTTAAAAAAGAGAGGATTACTCCCGGGTTTATGTTTTAGTAACGAACTTATAAGTCGAGATGAAGGTATGCATCAAGAATTTGCAGTTGAATTATTCAATATGTTAAAAAACAAACCATCTGGTTCGGTAATTGAAGAAATTATAAGAGACGCCGTTTCGATCGAAAAGGAATTCATTACAGACGCACTCCCGTGTAGTCTTATAGGTATGAATTCAGGTAAAATGTCGGAATATATCGAATATGTCGCGGATAGATTATCAAAACAAGTGGGTCACAATAAAATCTGGAACACTAAAAATCCCTTTGATTTTATGGAGAATATATCACTCGATGGTAAAACAAACTTTTTTGAAAAGCGTGTTGGTGATTATGGTAAAATGGACGAAGATACAACATCCATTGAATTTGATGAAGAATTCTAATTAAGGTGTAATAACAGCGCTTCTACCGTCGGAACAAGAGCACGTGACGGCTTCACCATCGGTGGTCAAATCCATTGATTCAAGTTTCATACCAGAATCAAACGTCGAAAATTGTTCTTCAGACATACCTGGTAATGGTGAAGGCATATCGACCATTTTTGGTGGTGGGGTTGGGCCTGGTGCGGGTCCTGGTACTGGAGATGGACCAACAACCTCTTCATCCACTGGTTCAAATGGTGCATATTCTTCACGCTTTATGTTCATCATACCCCAAGTGACGAGCATAAAAACAATCGTGTGAAGTGCGAGACCACCAGTTGATGGACACCCAGTTGGGCTGGAAACCCACGATCCAAATACTTTACGCATAACACGAAATGTTTCGGGGTTCGCGACAACAAAGAAAACTAACGCAGACATTATGGAAATTAGGAATTTTTGTTCCTGTTTTTTACCATCGCATCCGCAACCACAATCTTTAAAAAGACCCATTGGTATATTTTATATATATTGTATCAAGAAAAAAAACCGACTTAAAGTTTGGATTCATATATATTATATATAAAATACAATGTCTAACATTATCCAAGTTTCCGAACAATTTGAACCATCGTCTGTTGTCTTCACTAAAATGAAGAAGAACAAGAACGGTGGAAAAACCGTGTATATCAATGCACAAGATGGTAAAAAGAAACTCTATTTACAACTCCCTTTCATGCGTTCTCCATATGGTATGAGCGCTTTTACTGATGAAGCTACCAATAAAACTTCATATTCACTCGACTTATCGTTTGATACTGATAACGAAGACGCAATGGCACTTTCTACTAAATTGAAAGAACTTGATGAGATTATCATTAAGACCGTCGCCGATAACTCTAAGGAATGGCTTGGTAAAGCGTACGACATTAATGTCATTCGTGAAGCTCTGTATAAACCACTCGTTCGTCAGGGTAAAGATGAGTATCCAGATACAGTGAAACTTAAGATCATGACGAAACCGTCAGGTGATTTCTTAGCCGAGGCGTATAACTCGGCACGCGAGTTGATTTCGGTTGATCAAATTGAAAAGGGTCAAAGATGTGCGTGTATTGTTGATGTAAACCAAATCTGGTTTATTGATAACAAGTTTGGTGTAAGTGTTCGTCTTTCACAAGTTCTTTGTCAACAATCTGCTAAACTTCCATCCTTTGCATTCCAGGGTCTTGACGGTGATGACACTGTAGAGGAAGAATATGTTGAAGAAGAGGAAGAAGTCGATGAATAAAATATTATTCTATACCAGTATGGAACGTGAAAGACATATTGAGGATTTGAAAAAAATAGCCTCTCTTTCTAAAAATAAGAAAAATGTTAAAACGCAAAAACAAAGAAACCTTTTAGGTAAAAATGTAATAACCGCTATTAAGGGTATTGGGTGTAGACCAGATAAGGTCTTTTACAAACCAAGTACCAATTTTAGTGTAAATGGGTCTTTAAGTAATAAAAAAGGTTTGCGTAAAATCGGTAAAGGTGAAATGGGTGAAGTGTTTTTGGGGTGCGTAGATAAAGAGTGTAAAAAACCAGTCGCAATAAAAGTATCTAATGGTTCAAATAGGTATGAATATAAAATAGGTAAACGTATAGAAAAATTGAGTGGTATGCGAATGTATGCGTATCAAGAGTGTGTTAATGAAAAAAATAAGAAATACTCTATAATTTATACTGAATTTGCAAATAGTGGAACTTTATCTAGTTTTATAAAAAATAATATAAATACACTCCGTCCAATACATTTAAGAACTATAGTAACACACGTACTTTTTAATTTATATAGAATTCATAAAAAATATCCATCGTTTAGGCATCATGATTTACATACAGAAAACATTTTGATAAGTACGAATGTTAAATCGACGGGGATAAGACGTTTTAAAGTAGACGATATAGTTCTAAAAGTTCATGATATAGGTATAGAAGCATCATTAAACGATTTTGGGTTTTCGTCTATTAATGGTATACCTAATCCAGAGATAGATTCGGGTGATTACAAGCGTAAACATGGTATATATAGAGAATCCAATTATATGTATGACGTTCACTATTTTCTCAATTCATTGAGACATTTCTTAAAAGGTGAAAAAATACTTAGTGGTCAAGAAACTATTCAATTTATTGAACGCGTTTTACCACCCGATTATTTGGGCATGGTTACGTATAAAGTATCTGATTTTAGATTGCGTATGTCACCAATAGGTCATGATAAATTACCAACGTTTAATCAAATATTTAAAGATCGATACTTTTCACCGTATAGGGAGAAAAAACAAGAATTATCTAAAGTTCTTAATATTATAGGTCGCGCCGCTCCTATAAAACCAAAATCAATTATTGTAAAACATGGTGGTAACCCTGCACCCCCCAAAGTTTCTTTATCTAAAAAGGGGTACGTTAAAATAGGAACACGTAAGTGTGATTCTTATAAAAAAGGTGAACTCGTTAAAATTGCGAATATTCTAAACGTTCCTACAAAAAATAAAACCATTTCCAAAATATGTCAGGACCTAAAATTAAAATATATCAGATAGATATAAAACATGTTACCATTTGTTATTCTTGGGGCAATCAACACGTACATATTTTTAAATACAGGCAAGTCTACAAAGGTACAAAAAGAAACTGATAAAGGTACCGGGGCGTGGACCGTTTATGGTACAACATGGTGCGGGTGGACCACAAAACAGTTAGAATATTTGAAAAAGAAGGGTATTGATCACAAATTCGTCGATTGCGAAAAAGGCAAATGCGACGGAATTGATGCATTTCCAGTTATAGAATCACCAAATGGTGAAAGAATTACTGGATACAAGGAAGTTTAATTAGATACCTCTAACAACGGAGAGCGCGAGTGAAAGAATAAACGCGTCTTGAAACGTCTTAATTGGTTTAAGAGTCGATATGTGTTTGACGAGCGATTGGTTCCACGCAAATCGGAGTACGAATGTACTGATAAGGATGGAAAGGATAAAGATAAGAATTTCAGTTATAACTTCGTTCATTTTTTTGGCGTTGGCGAGATCTCTGAGCATTTTATTAATTACCAATATTTTTTTCTATGATATTAGTAATGAGTAAACGACTTCCTCTGAGTGGTTCTGAACCAAAATATACACGGAGATTATGGGGACGTACCGTAGGTGTAGGTAACAATAATTGTTATGCATATGCCGTAGGTGATTATGAAAAAATGCGTTTACAAAAAAGCATACCAGGTGAACGTGCTGGTATTCGTAATCTTTCACATACATATACAAATTGTAAAGGGTTGCCACAAAGAGTTATCGCGGATAACCCTAAAAAGGTATACATGGCAAAAGCTTCTGAAAAATGTAAACCAAATCATTTTAAAGTTATGATGTTTGTAGCACCTGGTAATAAGAGAAATTACTTTAGACAAGGTGATTTTCACTTTTATAAACAACACGGTGCGGTTGAATATAAAGTAAAACAAGGTAATTCATACGAAAGTATAGCTAAATTTTTTAAAGTACCTGTAACTCGCGTAAAAAAAGCGGGTAAACTCATACCCGGTAAACTTTTAAAGTTTAAGGCTAATATATTTAGTCATAAAAGGGGGTGGGCTACTGGTCCATTATTAGTGGATGCTAAAGGTAAGAGTATTCAGGATCCGAGAACAGCATCTCGTGATTACCCTGGTTTAAGTTATCAGAAATATTGTAGTTCATTCTGTGTTAAGAACAGAGGGATCAAAGTCGGCCACACTCACCCCAAAGTCGTCAAGAAGACTCGATAAATCGGTATCGTTTCCTATATCGAAAAATATATCGAGTGCGTCGAAAATAAAATCGTCTTCTATAGTTACCGTATTTGATGTATCTTCAAATAAATTATGTACGGTAATCTGTACCCTGAAATTTTCACCATCAAATACTTTACGACACACGGGACATGTTACTTTTCCTTTATTTTTCCAGTTTTGTAGACAATGTGAATGGAATAAATGACCACATCGCAAAGGTACATTTTTTCTGGTTTGCCTTACCTCATTGAGACATATGGCACACTGTGTCATTCTCTATAAAACTTAAAGAAGTTAAAAGTTGTGATTTATCGTACCCATTTAGTAAATGTCTGGTACTTTGAGAAGCGCTTTATCACACGCCCCACATTTTTCAGTACCCTGTAAATCTTGTACAGGTTTCAAAATTTCTGGGCCCTTTTGCTGGAGCATTTTGCGAAACGAATAGTTATCCTCAAAAGTGATACCATTTTGTTTCATGAGATAGTTGTTGAGTAATTGGTTCGAAGTGTTTACAGTGAAGCATCGACCGTCGGCCATACCAAGTCTTTGAGACATCTTATATATTAATATTACATTAGAAATTAATTTGTTTATTTTTGATTGTGTCGACCCATGATTTATGACCTAAACCATTAGCCGATTCTATAATTTCATTTATACTGTACCCTGATGCTATATCGAAAACTTCCTTTTTAAGAGGATCGACATCTGTTGTAAGTATACTCTTTTTGTGTTCGAGAATATGTGATATGATAATGTTATATGCAAACGCAATCTCTTTGAGGGTTTCTGCACCCGTGATAATAATCTTACCTGTACTGAATATACTTGTTGTTATCTCTTTCATATCTTCTGATGGTCGAAATTTTACTTTAACAGCTGAATACCGATCTGGTTCAAATGATGTTTTAAAAACAGATTCAAATTTTTGTGCTGTTTGAAGAAGGTTTAAATTTTTATTCAAACTGAAATTTGAATTTATCATAACAACACGGAACGTATCTTCTGGGATAATATACTCTTTACCCAAGATTCGACTGAACATACAAGAGAGCTGTTTAATAACACGTTTACAATCGAATAAATCAGCACATCCAGCAACCTGAATACTCCCGTTCGGAAACACTTTTACAGATTTTGTACTGTGATAATCTTCATAAACAAGTGATATCTGATTATAAAACGTCGTGTCCTTCATTCTCCAAATAAATTTGCGTTTTTCTTTCCCTTTTCTCGCGAGTTTTAATTCGTATTCTTCAAAGAAAGTTTTCAGAAATTGTATATTTATACCCCGTTTGAATTGTGAAATCATGGTTATTGTTGTGAGTTTAATCCATGATGGTTCAATTTCAGGGTGTTCACGTTTCAAACGTTCTCTAAACTCATTGAGTGTAAGAAAATATGAAAATGTATTATTTGCAATCGTTGAATACATTTTAACTTAAAAAAATATCGGTTAAAGGTAACTTAGGTTATCTATATATGCCGTGTTTTAAGTGTAAAAAGAAAGGAATACCAATAGAGTGTAAATATTGTAACTTAGGGTTTTGTTCCCGGTGTATAGTTCTTGAAATTCACGAGTGTAAAGGTATGGACGTGAAGAAAGATATTGAATTAAAAGAACTCGATAAACGACTTGAGTTTAAACCAGACAAAAAATTTGGAATGGTTTAAAGATGTGTGTTTATATATTTGTACATGACAGCATTCGTAAAACAGTGTCACCAACTTTATCATGTAGATAAAACGTGTACAATTACGGAAATTCACTATTCTAAATATACGGATGGTATCGGGTACGAGGATAAAATTGATACATTCACGACAAAAACAAACTGTGAATTTAATTATGGTATGGGTTCTGCTCGATACGAGAGGTTTCTAGATACAATGGTTGTTAAAACAATCGAAACTGTACGTAAAATGGTTTTGATTGCGTTAGATAATGCATTGTGTGAAAATAGAAATATACATTCACTCATACGAATTATGAATTCTATAAAAATTTTGGATCCAACATTCTTACCTCCAATTATAAATAAGACGTGTTCTTGGCAGAAAAAACTCGTAAAGGAAATATGTAAGGATATACTCCCAGAGGTTATAGAGACTTCTACAAATCAGGTAACACTTGATAGATTATTTAGAACGTTACAATTAATAGAATCAGACACAATAAACTAATTAAGTTCATAATAAAGTTATTACTTGTACCAGCTTTTACGGCTTTTTTTACCTTTTCCATATTAATATGACTCTCGAAATTCGTAAACCCTTTATCTATATTTCTTCCTGGAAGAAGTGGTCTAGATAAATCACACTTTTCCGAACTGTATCCAGGGCGGCCGACGTTTTTGGAAACGACGTCACATGCTGGACTTTTATATATTTCTTCTTCTGGTTCATCCACTGGTCCTGTGTATTCACCGAACGCGTGTGGTTGTCGACTCGAACCAGGCATAAAATTGACAAATGGATTCATATCGTCCATCGTATTTTTATCATCGAGCATTAATTCACTCATGTTTTATAGTATGACGAGATAAATTTTTTATACCAGTATACTATAAGAAACCATGAACCAAAGTGCTATAATTGCATCACTTGTGATCGCCCTCGTTTTGGGTACACTTTTATACGTTTTTGTATTTAAGAAATCTGAAGAACCCGAAATTGTTATTGAAGAAGAACCCGAAGAAGTCGAAGAAGAACTCGAACCATCCCCTGATACTATTGATGACGTCATGACTGGTGGTAATGATGAACCAGTACCAGATGAAGATGAAACTTCACTCGAAACTGCACCAGCTGACGGTGAAGTCGAAGACAAAGATGTTACAGTTGAGGGCTACATGTTAAAAAAATAAGTATATACTATAAAAGGTATGTCAAAGAAAAATCAACAAATGAAAATTGCGGTTGTCGCAGTTCTCGTTATTCTATTGATTTCATCGATAATAGCTGCAGTAAGATCGAGTACATCTTCAACATCGGTTGTTAAAACAGAAGATGTTACCACACAGTTAGAAGACCGGGAGGAAGAAGAATTAGAATTAGAATTAGAATTAGATGAAGATATGACCGTGACGACCCAGGCTATGGCCGTGACGACCCAAAATGTGACCGCTAAAAAAGAATTAGTCAAGGCGGTCGAGGATCTTGAAACAATTAAAGACCGAATCAAAAACGCCGAAGAATACAGCCACCGCGAAAAGTATAGATCCGAAACGAATAATGGTCTTACGGTTGTTGGTACGTTAATGGAACAAATGATTGACGTTATGGTCGCGGTTTTGAAACAACCACTCGTTTCCGAAGCGGTATCTAAACGTATAGTTAATAAACAAGACGCAGACGAAATTGCGGAATATATTGAAATGTTGGGACAGGAAGTTGTTAAGGAAGTTGAACAAACACAACTTTTAAGGTGTGGTCGACCAATGGTTCGAAAAACAAAAGAGGGAAATGGGGGTGTAAGTTCCTGGATGGAAGAAGGAGATGGGGAAGTACCAGAAGATAATTGCGAGGTTTATAAATTTAATGAAGATAAAGTAGAAGAAGGTACGAAACGCGCAGCTGCGAATTTATACAATAAAGTTCTTTCAGTCGTTGAAAAGGCTGAAGAAAGGGATAAAATGTATAGAATAGTGAAGAATGTTTCTATTGATAATTATAAACAGTTACAATTATCGTATGGTAGAGAGATTAGTGAGGCACGTATCGAAGATTTTCCAGAACAGAGTAAACTGGAAAATATTGCAATGGCACACTATAAGTATTTAGGTCACGAACTGAAAAGGGAATTGGGTGAATCTATTAATATTAGGGAACTTACTGGAGATGAAGAAAGATATGTTAGATATATGAAGCACGGAAATCCTTCTCGTCCAGTTGAAAGGCCTTCTCGTTCAGTTGAAAGGCCTTCTCGTTCAGTTGAAAGGCCTTCTCGTTCAGTTGAAAGGCCTTCTCGTTCAGTTGAAAGGCCTTCTCGTTCAGTTGAAAGACCCCCAAGAGGAGATCGATAAGTGTAACTGTAAAAATTCGAAATCGATTTTAATACAAACAATGATCAAAAATTTGTATTATAATTAATGCTAATTACGTGTTAATTATATTATAACCCAATTTGTTCGCTTTTACCGAACTTTTTACCGTATGTTGTTGTATTTACGGGTCTATCAATTGGAACAGCGAGTGTATCTATATCGTGGACGTATCCCATGTACTGAGAAACACCAGTTTGAATTTGACCTGAGGCTGTTTTAATCACGATACCGTTCATGTATTTGACTTGTTCCTGAACGTTCGCATTTGGATCACCGGAGTTGTTAATAAAAACAACGCGCATGATACTGTATAAATCACTTGGGTTTTGGTAATCGATGGCAACACCCGTTTGGTCTTTAAAACTTTGACGGATACCGCGCTGGAGTAAATTCATGTTGAACTCAGAAAAGAACAAAGTGTTCAGGGGAGTTGGACACTGTTTGAGCGTATTGAGGTGAAGAGCGTCACACATTTAATATAGGCCTGGAAAAAAAGTATTGGTAAATATAAATGTTAATCCTCGCCGATTTCGATAAAGCATATTCTACCAAACAATGTAATACTGAGAAACCAATCTGTAAAGCGCCAGACTGTTTCGTTGCATCCTACCCACCAGTCGCCAAAGTTGGAGACGCTAATGGCAAATTTTTTGTTAATTCTTCCCTTCTCCAGCCCAATCGTTTAGCTGAGACTCTCGGTCCAGTGACGGTTAGAAGTGCTGATTTTAGACACTCGTGCTCCAAGTAAGTTAAAAAATAGATTTGTACTAATTATATAATGAGAGTCACCAAACGATCCGGTCGTGTTGAAGACGTTAAATTTGATAACGTCACCAACAGGATATCAAAACTCACAGAAGGTCTCTCCGAAACCGTCGATGTTACCAAAATTGCACAACAAGTCTTTTCTTCTATCTATGATGGTATCAAAACACCTGAAATTGATACACTTTCAGCTGAAATATGTATCGGTATGATTACATCTGATCCTGATTATGAAATTTTAGCGACACGTATCACTGCAAGTAATATTCAGAAACGAGCCGCAAACAATTTCCATATTGCCATGCGTAAGCTTCATAAAGCGGGTATCGTAACCCACGAAGTTCTAGAAGTTTCATCTAAAGTAAAAGATGACATTAAACATGAACGTGATTTTGATTTTGGGTATTTTGGTTTAAAAACGCTTGAAAAAGGGTATCTCCAGAAGATTGATGGTGAAATTATTGAAACACCTCAATACCTCTATATGCGTGTCGCTATTGGTATTCATGGGCACGATATCGATCACGTCCTGGAAACATATGAAGCATTATCGAAAGGTTTGTTCATTCATGCAACACCAACCCTGTTCAATGCTGGTACACCCAGACCACAAATGTCGAGTTGTTTCCTAATTGCGAATAAGGAAGATAGTATTGATGGGATTTATGATACTGTAAAAGAATGTGCAAGAATCAGTAAATGGGCTGGTGGTATTGGGTTACACGTTCACGATGTACGTGCAAATAAATCACATATTCGGGGTACGAACGGTACGTCCGATGGAATTATTCCAATGTTACGTGTGTATAATTCAACTGCAAGGTATGTCAATCAGGCGGGACGTCGTAAAGGGTCTATTGCCGTCTATTTGGAACCATGGCACGCCGATATTCTCGATTTTCTCGAAATTCGTTTAAATCAAGGTGACGAAGAGGCGAGATGTCGTGACCTCTTTTCAGCCATGTGGATTCCCGATTTGTTCATGAAACGTGTTGAATCCGATGGTAATTGGTCCTTGTTTTGTCCTGATCAAGCAAGGGGTCTTTCGGATGTGTATGGTAAAGAGTTTGAGGAACTTTACGAGAAATACGAATCTGAAGGTATCGCAACTAAAGTTGTACCCGCATCCGAGATTTGGAAAGCAATCATTAAATCCCAAAGTGAAACGGGAACCCCATATATGCTTTACAAGGACGCGTGTAATGAGAAGTCAAACCATAAACATATTGGTACGATTAAATCGTCAAACTTGTGTACCGAAATTTTAGAGTATACTGACAAAGACGAGACAGCTGTATGTAATCTCGCATCAATCGCGTTACCAAAATACGTTGATGTCGAGAAGAAAGAGTTTAACCATGAAGAGTTACACCGTGTTACGAAAATGGTTACACGTAACTTAAACAAGGTTATCGATAAAAACTTCTACCCGACTGAAAATGGGAAACGTTCAAATATGCGTCACAGACCCATCGGTATTGGTGTTCAAGGTCTCGCTGACGTGTTTATCATGTTAAGAATGACATTCGGTTCAGAAGAATCGAGAAAACTCAACATTGATATATTCGAAACTATCTACCACGCATCACTCGAATCATCGTGTGAACTTGCCGAAATGTACGGTCCTTATGAAACGTTTAAGGGATCGCCGTTCAGTAAAGGTATTCTTCAATTCGATATGTGGGATCGAGACCCAAAGTTTAGTGGTCGATACGATTGGAATGCCATGCGTAAACTCGTTAAGAAAGGAACTATGAATAGTCTTCTTCTTGCACCCATGCCTACCGCATCCACATCTCAGATTTTGGGAAATAACGAGTGTTTCGAACCTTACACGACCAATATCTATTTGAGACGAACACTCGCGGGTGAATTTGTCGTCGTAAACAAACATTTGGTAAACGATTTGAAAGAACGTGGACTCTGGTCGAAGGAAATGAAAGATCTTATGGTGAAGGCAAATGGATCTGTTCAAAACATTATTGATATCCCCGATGATCTTAAGGAATTGTATAAAACCGTATGGGAAATGAGTCAAAAAACAATCATCGATATGGCGGCGGATAGAGGTGTGTATATAGACCAAAGTCAAAGTATGAACTTGTTCGTCGAGAGTCCAACAATTTCAAAACTTTCGTCTATGCACATGTACGCGTGGAAAACCGGTTTGAAAACAGGTATGTATTACCTTCGAAGTAAAGCGAAATCACGCCCGATTCAGTTTAGTCTTGAAGCAGAATGCTCTATGTGTTCCGCCTAAATAATTTATATTTCATTAACATATACCAAACACGTAACCGTATAAAAACTAAATTCATGACTTAAAGTTTCTAATATATATACATTTATAAATATAATGGCACTTAAATTTACAAATGCTATCGAATCACTGAAAATTGCCAGCTACGATGGTCGTAAGATCTCATTGTGTACGACCGACGATGGACTGATGAAATTTCAAATACCGCGCATGTATATGCCTTTCGGAGTTTCAGGGTTTACTCCCGAAGTTGGTGCGACTAAATATAACATCGATTTTGCTATGAAAGGGTGGGATGAAGAGGAGAATTACGTGAGGAAATTTTATGAAACTTTACGTGAAATCGAAAATAAAGTTATTGAGTCTGTTTCCGAACAAAGTGAACAAATTTTCGGTAAGAAAATGAGTGTTGGTGAACTCAAACCAATGTTTAACTCTAATATCAAGGAATCCCCCGATCGTGAACCAAAATTTCGCGTTAAGGTCGATACAACTATTGACGGTAAAGTTAAATCACACGTCTACGACGAAAACAAAACTGCGTTATACGATGATGTTAGTAACGGGTTATATTCTCGACAATCGGGAACGGCGGTTGTCGAAATGAATAGTGTTTATTTTTTGAATAGAAAGTTTGGTATGACCTGGAAACTTAACTCGCTCGTGGTTTATGAGCCACAGAGACTTAAGGGGTTCCAGTTTATCGGCGTTTAGAGTCGTTTAATAAAAGCATTTGGTAAATAGCCTGAGCTTCTTTTAATAATTTACCTTTGAGCTCCATATATGAGGATGGATTTAATCCATGTTTAATCTTGGCTAATCGAACGGATTCGTTCCATTTAGACAACGTCATTATTTACTATAGTATTACAACATTTTCTTGACTAATGTTTTGTATTTTTTCGTACCCTCTTTTGGTTGAAGACCAAACCCTTTCTTTTTTGGCTTGAACACTTTAACCAAATGTTGTTTCCCTTCCGCTTTCATTCTGGCCAAAGCGGCTTTACGCGCAGCTTTAGAGATGATCGCACCATATTTGTCTTGTGTAAGGTCAGATTTTGTCAATCCGCCTGTCGTTTTCATTGCTGTTCCGTGAAACACTTCAGCTCTTGATCCAAATGTTTGCATTTTGTATATACATTAAGCTCGGAAAATATTTCGAATTGCTGAAATTGATATCGTATCACTGGTTTTGTTTCCAGTTGGTATTTGATTTTTTAATCGATCGTCACGTAACACCTCGGCTGATAAAAGAGATTTATGACCTTGTAAAGCAATCATAGCTTGTTCGACAGATGGGTACCCTGGTGTATCTGAATATACCAATTTCTTTACATATACCTTTCGTTTCTGTCCGGATCTATGTGCACGCCCAATAGCTTGTAACTCTGTGGCAGGGTTCCAACATGGTGCGGTAAAATATATACGCGACGCACACTGAATATTCAAACCTTGACCACCCGCTTTTACCTGTATAAGAAATACACTATTTTGTGGTGCTTCATTGAACAGTTTCAGTTGCTTTTCTCTATCCTCTTTGGAAACTGAACCGTCGATGCGAAATACGGGACACGTTAAATTTTCGCGTATATAATCCATTTCTTGTTTGAATTGACAAAACACGAGTGTTTTCTCATCTGGGTGTTCGGAAATCAGTTCAAATAACGTTTCCATTTTCTTAGAACGACCTTCCCAAAATTCGGGTATTTCATCGCGTTTCTTTGCAATACCATTGATATACATTTGTGGATAAATCATGCTTTGTCGGGCACGTAACAAACACTCAAAAATTTCCATATTATACATATTTACGTTTATCGCCGAACGAAAAATATCCTTGATTGTTTCTTGTGATTCAATGAATGCACATTTGTATAATTCACGTTCTTCCGGGTACATTTCGAGCTCAACGTTTTCGAATTTACACTCCGGTATTTCGAGCATGGGATTATCCTCTTTTGTACGTCTCAATATATAGAGATTTTTGACTTTGGTCGTCATACCTTGAACAAGCTTTCGATCAACACCAATAAATGTACACAAAGTTACGAAATCTTTCATTGAATTGAACACGGGTGTACCTGATAAAATCCATCTAAGATCGGCGTGAAGTTTACACGCAGCCTTAAACTTAGACGAACTCGGGTTTCGAATTTCGTGACCTTCATCTAAGACGATGCGTCCCCCACCTGATTCTGTGTAACATCATGGCTTTCTCTGTCAAGAGTGAATACGGTGCGACAACGAACATCAGATTTAAGTAAATCGTCGGGATCTTGTGTTCGATCCGAACCATCATATATAAACACGGACAATGAAGGTGCAAATTTATAAATTTCATTCTTCCATTGTGTGACTATAGATTTTGGTACAACGATAAGTGTATTCTTTTTTACGTTTCCTAATATCACCGAAATGATTTGTATCGATTTACCAAGACCCATTTCATCACATAAAAATCCACCTTTTGCACCCCTTGTTAAATTCTCCATAGAAAGTAACCATGATACACCTTCTTTTTGATGACGGTATAATTCACCATTAAGTAAAGATACTGCACGGTTATATTGTTCCTCCATTTTTAGTCTATTTTTTGTATATGATAATTACTAACTTAGGTTGTATTTAATAAGCGTTGATTTTTTAGGTGTGTATCCTTTATTCATTTTATATACTATTTTTTTACGGCTCTGTTCGAATAAAAATTTGGGGTTTTGTTTATTATTAATTTTATTTAAAGATTTTTTTAAATTATATGAACTATATTTATTCCAATTATTTTTAAGATCTATATATACTTTGTGTGTATCTGAATGATTTACATTAAAAACATATATACTTGAATAGTCTATTGTATCATTAGCACACCATCCAGCAGTTAAAAGTTTTTTAATTTCTTCGTATTTTTCTGGATCACGTTTGATTTTATAATCTAAAAGAGTTAACCAACGTTCTATACCATGACACATGTGATACGTTTCGTTAAGGAAAATAAGATTTATATATGGATTTTCATAATTAACATATTTTTTATATAAATTATCATTTAGTTTATCTTGTGTACATGATCTATATACAGGGTATCCATCTACATTCATTTTCATACTAATTTTACCTACATACCATGTGCCTAATTTTTCGTTATCTAAGATAAATATGGTATTCATAAATTAGTTAGAGAAAATAATCTAAATTGTCCAAAAAAAAGTGATTGTCCAAAAAAACTTTTTTTTATTTTATACAAAGTATCTTCTTGAGAAGGATGTTCGATTTGAAAAATAAATTTTTTTCTTACTCATCACTTTTTTGTTGGATAAATTGTAATATTATTAATTTTTACTATATGTTTTATATATCATTTTAAAGAGTATAATATTAAATATTCTTGAAAATGTATAATTTAACCATATTCTATATAATCGTCGTCTGTGTCTGTAGATATTGGGCATTCTGGTCTAACAAGTTCCTTTTTCTTACGTGTCTTTTTTGGTGGTGGATCGTCTATACCATATTCCCTATGATATAATACTTTTTGCCAAAAATCTTCCATAATAGGTAAATATTTAGCAAACCATTCCCTGTCACGTTTCACGTTTGTCACGTAAAATTCTTCTGGTTTTGGCCAATTTGTTTCGGCTGGTTTATACTGTATAAAATCTGCTTCTTCTAAATCTAAAATATCCATACACAATTGTAACTGTGGCATATAGTGTTCAGGTACACTACCGTCTATAGCGCGCATCATAGGACACTTGATTTCTACAAGTTTACCTGATTCGGAAACACCATCTGGTGACCCACCCAAAAATGGGTACTTTGGGTGTGGACATAAACCTAATTCATGTACAACTTCCCCGTGTCGTTGTTCATATAAAATACGTGCCTCGTCTTCGTACTTTTCCCCATGACGAGTTGCCTCATTACCAAAAAATGGTTCACCTTTTCCACATTTTTTTAAAAGAAGTTGATGTGGTGTTTCATATTTGTTTACTCCTATAGCTGATGCGGCGTCCGATGCAGTGAGCATACCCATTCTAAGATCCAACCATTCCTGTGATTTTTGTGGTGCATATTCAAAATCTAACCACTTCTGTACATTTGGATGCATGTTAAATATTTATACTATAAGACTTTTAAGCCTGTTTTTCTTCTTCGCGTGCGAGACGTAAACGTTCACGTAATACACGTACAGTTCCTATAACTGCAATATTGCGTCGTGTACATTCTTCAATAAGTTCATCTTTTAACATATGTGTTAACTTAGGTCGTTTAATAACCTCGTCCTTTTGGTATGTATTAGCACGCGAAGTTAATGTTCTCTTAACCGTAAAGTTCTCTTCGGATGAGGATTCATCCGGATCTTCGAGTGGGGGTAAGTCAGAATAATCTGGTGATGACGGCGGCTTTTTGAACAGTAATTTTAGTACTAGTATCGTACTTATAAGACCACTTGCAATGTATAAATATTTTCTCATTATTATACATTTTAAAAGGGTCTTTTGTTTAAGTATGGTTTCATCGGTGGTGGTCCGGGTGGAGGTGGGGGTGGATAGAAAAACCGTTTTGCAGCATGTTGTTCAGCTTGTTTTTTATTCTTAGCATGTCCACGACCCAAAAATACATTATCAACGTAGACGTCGATATAAAAAATACCATTTTCATGATTTAAAACACGGTATTCAGGTAATGAAAGGTTATTTGTTTGACAGTGTCGCATGAGATGATCCTTGAAATTATCGTCAACCATGATTGAATTCATATTGACATATTCGGGATTTGTGTATATATTTAAGATAAACTGTTTTGCATGCAGTAAACCGAGATCCATATATATCGCACCTACAAGTGCTTCAAAAACGTCTTCAAGAATTTTAGGGTTCTTGAACCATTCATTACGCATACCCTTTTCATCCATTTGAACCCAATTATATAAACCAAGTTTAGTGGCTATATCAGCTAACGTTTCACCCCGTACAAGTTTCGTACGTGCTTTAGTGAGGAACCCCTCCTGACGATTTTCATACCGATCGAACAAAAATTTTGTAATAACAAAACCCAATACAGAGTCACCTATAAATTCAAGAGTTTCAAATGATCCGTCTAAAGATTCATCTTCCTTGAGTATGGATTTATGTCTAAAAGCTTTTTGGTACAAATCTAAATTAGTTATTTTTGTACCAACAAGTAATTCTACAGATTGCCTGTCAATTAACATGGTTTATTTATAATAAGTATGTATTTTTTAAGCCTTTTCTTCTGGCTTGCTGTAATGTGGACTCAAGTACTTTTGCAAGTTCAAGAACGTGACTTGGGTGTCAGCTGGTGGTTCGAGCAAATTACGCAACTTGTCGTCAAGAACCAAAACGCGGCCGTTATCCGGGTGCTTCAACCCCTTTTCGTTGACGTACTTGTTAATCGCACGAGTGACGGTACTTCTAGAGACCAATTCACCTTGTGGCAATTCCAAAAATGCACGAAGCTTTTCGGAAATGACTTGCTTGCGGTTGAAACCGTTGTTTTCGGCACGCTTCGCCGCCTTTTCCCCGTTTGGGTCGTCTTGTTTCGCCTTAACCTTTCTGACGATTTTAGAGAGCGTTTTGATATCGTTTCTGAGAGCAGTGATTTCTTCGAGTACGGATTCAATAGACATTTTATATATTACTTACGACATCAATCTTTAAGTCCGTTTTTTGAACGATAGATATGTACTGAGAACAAGTAGAATAATTACCATTAATGTCATAAATTTAAAAAGATTATCTAGACGCAGAGGATATAGATACCCAAACCCATATGGTTGTCTGGGGTATAAATCATTATCTGGAGCTGGACAACCACCAGCACAGCATTTTGTTTTACATGGAATTATGTACCCTTTTTTACGAGTACCACATGTTTGTTCGTTATGTGGGTATGGTGTATCATAATCAGCATAACATCGACATGTATCTTCACACTCCATATTTATTATATAGGTAATATAATAATGGACGAGAATATTTACTCGGAAACCACGGTTTCGAAATTCATGAATAAAAATTTATTTTTTGGTGATCCAGTTTTAAAGAAATATTACGAACAGGATGAATTGAAAAAATTTAGAAATCGTATAAACCGTCTGTATTCAAAAGAGTCTTTTGAAAAAATGGCGTATGTTGTTGTTACCGATTCGATACGTGATATTATATATGAAGTCATAAGTGAACTTACAGTATTTTTAAAACCAATGGGTGATATTATCATAAGTGGTGGTGAAGCATTCAATGTGTATATGGACCGTAACGATAAGGTCGTTACAAGTGATATAGATACAAAATTTGCACCTCGTATGAAACCAGATGAAAAGTATTTTGGTAAACTCCAAGCCGTTAAACTTCTCCTATGGAATAGACTTGGTGAAATATCAAAGAAGATAAATATACGCATTCGTGATCGTATTTTATCAAAAAAGAGTAAAATTGGTAAATTTATCGGGTTGCGATTTAGTGAGTCTGGTCCTTACGTAACACGAAGATACAGTTTAATCAAAAAGCGTAAATTTGGTAATAATAACAAACCAACAAAACGTAACGTATTTATTGACGTTGAATTATTCGCACTCGATTTAAAAGTAAGATGGTATTCACCCAACAAAAAGCGTATTATACCCGTGAATCTCGGTGGTATTTTAGATATTGCATTTATGCGTCCAAATGAATTTGGCTATGAAGTCATTCAAACACGTAAAAGGGGTGTTACTTACCGTAACCAGTCTACAAACAGAACGGTTATTAATAATAAGATATACGTTGCAGGTAAAACATTTTTAACAGATGATATATACCTTATGCAGAAACTCGGGTTACGCCCAGAGAAGAAAGAAAAGGATCGTCAACGTATGGTAAAATTAGCTCGTATTATAACTAAAAAAACAATCAAAGCATCTGAACCTATGGACAATATATTAAAATTAGTGCACAAGACAGCTTTAACACCCGCAAAGAAAGTTACGTACGTTAAAAGTGTAAATATACAAAAAGCAAAACGTGTCGATCCTTCAAAATACGTTAAGTATACATCGAAACCATCTAGGGATAAATTAACGAAACAGATTGTTTACGGTTTAGACTCATCAGTAAATACACTTAATATACCAGGATTTAATCAGTCGAGAGGTACAAGTCGGTTTAACACAAACTCACTTACATGGAAACCCAATACATCGCAATCATATATTAAAAATGAATATAACTTCAGGCCAAATAGTACAACGAGCCTCGATTTACCAAAAAATATCAAGATGGAAGAAACTCTTTATGGATTTAAACCGGTAAGAGATAAATGGGTTCCAAAACCAATCCTCGAAAAATCTGCAATGATACCATTTATTGGGTTAAAGAATTGAGACCAATACAATATACAAAATGATTTACGATACTCTCTCAAAAGGCGAAGATGGATTATACCATTCTCGAGCATTAAACGATGAAAAGAAACGATACTTTGTTCAGTTGAATGATGTGTCTGTATCTGATGTTGACCAGGAAACAGGTGAAGTATCATTCGAAGTTACAGGTGAAGACAATCAGGCCAAGGTCGAATCTGTTCATATTACTAATCTTCAGTCTGCATTGGAAAATAGCAAGACATGGTTTGGTAAAGAACTTCCAGAGAAGACGATTTCGGGTGCATACACTATGAGTGAAAATATTGAAACCGATAGAATTTCTGCAACACGTATTTTTGATCACAACAAGGAATCACTCGAATTTAGTTCAGTAAGTGTTGGTATGAAGTGTACAATCTTAGTGGAATTTTCAGGACTTTGGTTTGCGAAAAAAGCATTTGGTCCAACATGGAATATTGTCCAAATGAAAATTCACGAAGAAAAAATTCCAGAACCAGAAGTTGAGGTCGAAGAAGAGGAAACATACCCAGACCAGTACATGATCCAGGATTCAGAATAAAAAAAATTGTTGATAGTATATAAAGATGATGATGAAGATGAAGAAAGTCTCGCCAAGACAGGCTTTGATTGCCCTTGCCATTGCGACTGTAATCTATTTCATGCTCGCGAACAACACAAAATCCATGTATTCTGTACAAGAAACTATGTATGCCCCATCTGGGTACGGTGCCGATGTCGGGCCATCCGAACCAGGAACAGCGTGTGAAATGAAGGCCGGTACCGGTCTTGCGTCGTCCCTCCTCCCACGTGAAGTTGCTTCCCAAGAAGACTTCGGTGAATTTGCCCCAGAAGATGTTCTTGCCGGCCAAAACTTTCTCGAACCAAGAGCCCAAGTCGGTTTCCCAGAAACTGTCAGTGGTGCCCTCAGAAACGCGAACCAACAAATTCGCGCCGACCCACCAAATACCAAGGAACCATTCGTGTGGAACAACTCCACAATTGCTTCCGATACCATGCGTAGACCATTATGTTAATTAATTTAAAGAATATAGGTATAGTTTATATATAAAAAAATGTCTCAGGTTACACCTACAGACGAACTCTCGAACAGCGTCTCTAAGTTGGTTGAATTAAACAAGCAAATTACAGAAGCCCGCGAAGATATTAAGGTCTTAACACAGGCCGAGAAATCTCTCAAGTTACAAGTTAAAAAACTCATGACCGATAATGGTCTTGATGTAATTAACCTTAAAAAAGGTAAAATTTCGGTTCGTAAAAGTTCCAGAAAAACGGGGTTAAATAAGACCTCAGTCAAGGAAGGACTTGTCTCTTTTTACGAAGGAAACGAACAACAGGCCGAATTGGTATTAAAGGTTATACTCGATAACTTACCAGTAAAAGAATCTACTTCACTCGCTCTCACCGGAATCAAAGAAAAGAAACAAGAATAATGGTTTGGAGTCAATACGTCTACGAAGCCACACATGGCAATGAAGCATATAATAGCGATAATGAACAGGAAATCAATATCGATGAACCTCTACATATAAACGATTGGGAAGAAGTACACCATGAACATCTTCGTTATATGTGGGGGATACTACAACAGTATCTACACGATGCATACATGTCGCATCTCATTTTAAAATTTGCAAACTACGACGAATTTGTCGAGTTTTGCTTTTATAACTCCGAATACGGGTCTTAGATAAATATGTAATGAATATATATACAAACATGCTCCCAAATATCACAACCCAAAAAGTCGCCATCCCAGCTTCACTTTTTTTAGCGCTCAGTCCAGGTATTCTCCTCAGAACAGACGGTTCCAGAGTTGCATTCAAGGACGGGCTCACGGGAAGAACAGCCGTTATGTTCCACGCTCTCGTGTTCTTCCTCACATTCTCACTCGTTGCGAAGGCGATGGGTCTCGTTCTTACCAAGACAGATCTTCTCGTGACCACGTCTCTCTTTCTCGCACTCAGTCCAGGTATGCTCCTCACCCTCCCACCAGGCTCCAAAGGCGTCTTTATGTCGGGACAAACTGGTGTTCCAGCGGCTTTGGTTCACGCGTTAGTGTTCGCGGTCGTGTTCGCTCTTTTGCGAAAGCAATTTCCTCAGTTTTATTAAGTGACATGTCTTATAAGTATCTTATTATAGGGCCAGGTGCCATGGGTATATTTTCCATGCTCGGGTACCTCAAAAGTGTTGAAAACACTTTACAAGATGTCAAGGGATATTCAGGTGCTTCTGCGGGTGCTATTATATGTACATTCTTAGCACTTGGGTACTCAGTAGAAGAAACATTATATAAATTACTTGAACTCGATCCGAGTAAACTCGTTAAACTTAATTTGAAATGTTTTATAAATTCATATGGATTAGTTGATTTGAAACCCGTACGTCAACAGCTAGTTAATTTATTAGAATCAGGATCCAACGTTTTCTGAAATAGATAAAACACTTTATATATCAGCTTTTTGTGTTAATACGTCGAAGACGGAATATTTTTCAAAATATACGCATCCAGATATGAAAGTCATAGATGCTATATGTATGAGTATTGCCGTCCCTTTCATATTTTCGTCGTATAGGTACGAAAATATGGTGTATGTAGATGGTGGTACATTAGAAACGTTACCGACGGCACCATTTCTCAGTAAGAAACCTCATAATATTTTGTGTGTACGAATGAAAATGGAAACACAATTTATAGAAGAAATAAAGAATCCTAAACAGTTTGCTGAAGCACTTGTTTCATCAACTTTAAATAATAGAAAAAACAATGATATAGAAAAAAGTACAGTTATCGATATAGATATAGGTCAGGTCGATGTATTTAATTTTAATATGTCTTATGAAGAAAAATTTCAAATGTATACAAAAAGCATATCGCTATAACTTTTTTGTTGAGTTATATCAATATGGATGCGTGTGACCCAGGATTAGATATTAGTAATCTTAGAACACTTATTAAACAAAATGCGGGTATAGACCTAAAATTATCCAAAAATCAAATATGTGACGTATACTCATTAGTCCAGGGTGGCAAACTTCCATTACCACCACTGATTTTGAGTAAAGATGGATCATATTTAGTTGATGCTAAATCACCATTAACACGTAAAGATTTTGATACGTTATTCAGTTCCACTACCAGAGTTAGTGAAATGCGAAAAATTGCAAAGAAAGTTGGTGTTGTGCGTCACGCCGATAAGAAACTTACAAAACAACAACTTACTGATATAATTGGTAGACGTCTCCATTCTATGAACGTACACGAACCAGTTAAATTAAGGTCTGTTCAGACGAAACAAATTGAGAAAAATGCCTTTAATAACAATGTAAACTTGGTGAATAACCTGAATGTGAACCGACCCAATA